AGACAACGGAACATCTCCACTTAATTTAATATCAAGAGCGTCTATGGCAGACAAACGTGCCTCTAATGAAGACGCTTCAGGAACACCAACACATTACACACACGCTGACGGTCAATTTCAGTTCTACCCAACACCGTCTGCTGTGGTTAATACAGAATTGCTTTACTATCCTAAGACTACGGCTCTTAGTAGTAGTAATGCTGATAATTGGTTATTACTAGAAGCACCTGATGTGTACCTTTATGGCGCACTACTACATTCAGCACCGTATCTAGGAGAAGACGAGAGAGTTGCAATATGGGCGCAGATGTATGGCGCAGCCGTTGCACGATTAAATGAAGTGTCTGATAAATCTAGGTTTAGTGGCTCAGGATTAAAATTAAAGATAAGAGGTATGGGGTGATATGCCACTTATACCATTAAAATTACCACCCGGAGTTTATAGAAACGGAACAGACTTTGATTCCTCTAACAGATGGCGTGATGCTAATTTAGTTCGTTGGACTGATGGCTCTTTGAGACCTGTAGGTGGATGGCGAGAAGTTACGTTTGGTGGCTCTATAGATAGTGAAGGTACTGTTAACCTAGGAACTTCGATATCAGCTATATTTGCAAATGATTCCACCTCCTCTAGTACCAACTATGGACTTGATGCCTCTCCTAGAGGCATACATGCTTGGGTAGACAATAACGGTGTAACTAATTTAGTAGGCGCTAATTTTAATAAACTTGTATTCATAACTCCCTCAGGATTAACTACTGATATAACACCCGGAACTTGTGAAGTAGACGGAACACTTGACTCGTCCTTAACTACTAAAGCTACTTGTATAGCCGCTACGGACGGTGTGTGGACTCAATCTATCACAGATGGAGACATTCAGGCTAATGTTAATACCTCTTATGGTGGATATTATTTTGGCGGAGGTACTTATGGCAATGAAAGACCTGACTCAGGCGTATATCAAGAGGCTACAACATGGTCAATAGATAATTGGGGTCAAAACCTTATTGCTTGCTCATCGAAAGATAAGAAAATTTATGAGTGGGGTTTATCTACTACAGACGGTCCAACCGCTATAACAGACGGCACGTCTGCCATAGTATGTTCTTCTATTATTGCAACCGAGGAGCGTTTTTTATTCGCATTGGCGGAAGGTAACAACCCAAGAAAGGTACGGTGGTGTGACAGAGAAAATAACACTGTTTGGACACCTTTAGCCACAAACGAGGCAGGTGATTTTGAGTTACAAACATCAGGTCAGATTATGTGTGGTGTTCGTATGCGAGGTAGAACTATTATCCTAACAGACAACGATGCTCATATTGCAACATACTCAGGACCTCCCTTTGTTTATGGATTTGAGAGAGTTGGTACAGCTTGTGGAATTGTCTCGAGAAAAGCATTAGTAGCTATTGATGAGGGTGCTTTTTGGATGGGTCGAAGAGGGTTCTTTATGTTTAACGGCTCTGTTGCAACAGAGGTACAGTGTGATGTTGTAGATTATGTATTCGACAATATGAATAAATCTCAAGTGAGTAAGGTTACAGCAGTACACAACTCACAATACGGTGAAGTATGGTGGTTTTATCCTTCAGATGGGGAAGAAAACGATTCTTATGTGTCATTTGATTACAAAGAAGGTCATTGGAACATAGGAAAAATAAAAAGAACTACAGGAATTGACAGTGGTGTTTATAAAACACCTATGTGGTTTGATGAGACAGGTAAGTTATTCCAACATGAGATAGGTTCACAAATGGATGATAACGAGCCGTTTGCCGAAACAGGTCCTATTAGCTTAGGAAATGGCGATACAGTGGCTAAAGTAACAAGCATTATTCCTGATGAGAAAACACAGGGCGATGTACAAGTTGATTTTAAAACAAGATTTTATCCGAACGGTGCTGAGACATCACACGGTCCTTATGACCTTTCTAACCCTACATCGGTAAGATTCACTGGAAGACAGTTAAGAATGAGAATTATAGGTAATAAAACTGTAAATTGGCGCGCAGGAACTATGCGAGTTGAAGCTAAACCGGGTGGAAAACGATGAGTGGCTGTGTAATACCACCTAGTCCTTTAGGAAGTAATTGGAAGGCGTGGGGTGAGCGATTAAACGCATTCTTGTTAAGAAGTAAGGATACTTTGACTACGTTGCCAATAGGTGTAGACCATCAATCAGCAACTGTAGATGGAATCTTAATGTGGGATGCTGTTAATAAGTGTCCTATAGTATCTAAGGACGGTGTTTGGGTTAAAATTAAACTTGACCCATGAGTACAAACAAAGAATTATTAAGATGTAGAAAGTGGATTGAATCTGCTTTAGACAAAGGTGGAAATACTCATAACTTTATTCACATAGTTGATGGAGTTATAAGTGGTCACATGCAACTATGGGCAGGTCCGAAAGGGTGCGCTGTTACAGAGATAATAGTGTATCCTAACAAAAAAGTCTTACATGTCTTTTTGGCAGGTGGGAATTTAGACCAAATTACTGATATGCACGATGATGCGATGGAATGGGGAAAGGTTCAAGGTTGTGATGGAATGACCCTTGTAGGTCGCAAAGGGTGGAAGAAAGCTCTAAGTGACAAAGGGTGGAAAGAACAACATATGGTTATAGCAAAGGAGTTTTAGATGAGTGGTGGAAAAGGCGGTAGTACAACAAGTGAATCGAAAATACCTGATTGGTTAAAAGACCCTGCAATTAGGAATTTAGCACGAGCAGAGGACGTTCAAAGAATAGGCTACAGACCTTACTATGGACCTGATGTTGCAGGATTTAATGACACTCAGAGAGTAGCAGCACAATCAAATATAGGTGCAGCTCAAGCCTTTGGTCTTGCTCCACAAGGTATGACAGCCTACCAAGGAATGCCTGAAGCTCAAGAGTTTGCAGGTGGAATTAAAGGATACTCATCCGCACCACTATTTGAACAAGCTAGAGACGAATTAGCACAACGTAACCCTGAACAACAAGCACAATACGATGCGTTGTTTGGACCTAAAGAGACATAGGAAAACATTATGGCACAACAACAAACAGGTGGACAAACTCAGATACCACAAATAGGACAGTCTACACTTGGAACTGCTCCACAGCAAGTAGGAACTCCTAATGGGATGTGGAACAAAATATCACAAAGTGCTAATAATTTTATTGGTAGTGGTGCTACACTTGGTGAAGGAAATCTGTTTGGAACTCCTGCACGTCCGGGCGCTACTCAAGCACTAAGGCAAAATGCGCAAGGTGTGTGGGAAGCAAATCCTGCTCATCAACAGCGACAAGCAATGCTTGCTACGCAAGGGTCAAAACATACTGTAGCCCCTGCCACTGTAGCTTCCAATTATGAAGATACCTCTTGGCAGTCTCCTGAGATGCAACAATCTGTTCAGAATATGAACTCAGGTGCGCGTCATCCTGCAGAACAGCTAAGAATGCAAAACGAACTTGACGCAGAGATGAACGCTTTAACAAGAGGAAATTCTTCACCGCCACAGGCAGTCTTAGATGGTATGGCTGCTGCAGGCACTCCTTGGCAAGGACAACAAGCTCCTGTAGCTCCTGCTCCTGTAACTGCTGCTACTGCTCCGGCAACAACTGAGGATGTAGGTCTGTTAGACGCTACCACATCGGTAGCAACACCTACTACTGCAACACCTACTACTGCAACACCTACTACTGCAACAACAGCTCCGGCAACAACAGCTCCTACAGATATAAACACTATGGCAGCCGAAGGTATATACGCAGCAGGCGCAACAACAGCAGATGAGTTAGGATTCCAAGAAGGTCAAATAGCAACAACAGACCTTGACCCATACATGAACAAATATACTCAGCAGGTAATCGAGGCTAATGAAGCTGACATCCTAAGAGGTGCTGATAAAGGCATGGACATGTTAGGCGCACAAGCACAGGCAGCAAATTCATTTGGTGGTTCACGTCATGGTATCGCTATGGGTGAGATGGGTAGAGATGTTGTAGGTGAGTTGGCAAAGTCTTCAGCAATGCTTAGAAAGGAAGGTTGGGATAGTGCAACAGGACTAGCAAAAGACGATATTATGGGTAGGTTTGAAGGCTCAACCCAAAGAATGAATGCAGCTAACCAACTAGGCAACATATCTAACTTAGGTTTTGGTATGGGTCAAGAAGTTTCAGACAGATTAGAAAGACAAGGAACAACACAGCAAGCACTTGAGCAAGCACTTATTGAGGCAGGCAAAGGACAGTTTGATGCTTATAATAATTTACCTGCTGAAACACTTGCTATGTTAAACGCTGCATTAGGAGTTACCCCTTATGGTCAAACACAGACAGATACCAAGAACCCAGGTCTATTCGACTATCTAACACTTGGTGCAAGCATGAAATAGGAGATATATGAGTTACTTAGCACAGATACTACAACAAGCCTCGCAAAGAGGTGGCTTATCAGACAATGAATTTAACGCTATTTTTGAGAATTTTTTATCTAAAGAAGAGCAACCTTCGTATAATCTAGGTAGTAACGCACCAATACAAAAGAGACAACAAATAGGTTTAAAGCCTTATAGTAATGTAACAGGAACAGGAATGAATACAACTCAGTTTGGAAGAAAACCTAATAGTGGACCTAGCCCTATGGATAATTTAATGGCATCATGGAAATATGATACAAATATGGGTTCTGAGCAAACTAGAATGCTTGCAGAGCAAGATATGGATTTTAATGATGGGTTATTCAGTTTTTTTTAATTAGGAGGTATGGATGGAACACGACAGAATAATGAGCATTTTTGATTTCATAGAAAGTGCTGATTACAGACCTACTATGGAGCAAGAAATAGATTACAATAAATATGTACAGAATTATGAACCACCTATTGAATCAGTAAACACACAACAA